AAACATTACTGGTAACAGTTTATGTAGCATACTTCGGAAGTCGTGGTGCTGAAAAAATAACAAAAATAAATAAATAAAAATGGCTGGATCAATAGAAATAGATATTGCTGGATTAGAAGGTAATATGGCAGCAGAGCCAAGACGATTTGCTCATTCTGCTAATGTTATAACAATAGCTAGTGGAACTGGTAAAAATGACGTAGCTCAAGACGTTTTACCTGTACCTGCGGCTGATCAAGTTGCTGTATTACAAAGAGGAGCTTGCTTATATATAGGAGGAACAGGTAATGTTAAAGTATTACTAGAAGGAGATACTACACCTGTTAAATTTGTAGGTGTACCTACTGGTACTTTTATGCCTGTACTTGTTAAAAAAATATATGGCAAAGACGGAACTGACGGTACTACCGCTACTGAAATATTAGCATATTACTAAAACAAAAAAAAACAATTAAATTTAATAAAATGAAAATAACTAAAAAAGAGCTAGAAAAAGCTCAAGAGCTTTCTGCAAGCTACAATAACTCTATGGTAACATTAGGTAACTTAGAATTATCTAAACAAGATGTTTTAATTGAAGCCGCTAAAACAAGGCAAGAAATAGAAGAATTAAAACAAAAACTAGAGAAAAAATATGGCCAAGTAAATGTTGATCTTGCTACTGGAGAATACGTGAAGAATGAAAGTAATAAGGAAGATTAGTATAGGCTCTGACTACAAGAATGATGCAATGCATTATTCAACTGGTCAAGAGGTATACGGTGGACATACTATTAGCAATATTCTTTTTGAAGACGGAGATCAATCATATAATATTTGGATAACCAAAAAAAATGAAACTCTTCCTTGGAAAAAGTTTAATCGCAATATGGCTATATCAGTAGAGTATGACTTGAAATACTAGTGAAAAGTTTATATCAATTTATTGTTAAGCCTTTTAATAATAGGTATAACAATATAAAAAAATTAGATGATAAATATCTAATTATAAATACTAGTATTGAAAAACATTTGTTTGTTAGTAAGAAAGCTGTAGTAGTTTCAACTCCTGCAGCTTTTAAAACTAAAATAAAAACAAGTGATATAGTATATGTACATCACAATATATTTAGAAGATATTACGACATAAGAGGAGTTGAAAAAAATAGTAGTACTTATTTTAAAGATAATACGTATTTTTGCAATGCAGATCAAATTTATATGTACAATGACAAGTGCCATTTAAATTATTGCTTTGTAAAACCTATTATAAATAAAAACGAATTAGATGTTAATATAGAGCAACCTAATGTTGGTATAGTAAAATATACTAATAGTTCCTTAGAAGCTCTTAAAATAAAACCTGGAACACTTGTAACGTTCACACCAAACTCTGAGTTTGAGTTTATTATAAACGATGAACGACTTTATTGTATGAAATCAAATGATATAGCACTAATCCATGAGCACGAAGGAAACGAGAAAGAATATAATCCAAGCTGGGCGCAAAGCAGTTGATGAGTTAATTAAAGTAGCTGAAGAACAAATCATAACAGATAGTGCTGATGATTTAGCTGCTGATAGATTAAAAAACGCTGCAGCTACAAAAAAGCTTTGTATTATGGATGCTTTTGAAATACTACAAAGAGTAGAAGAAGAACAAGCTATATTAGACGGTAAAGATATTAATAAAGAAACTAAAAGTTTTAAAGGCTTTGCAGAACGTAGAAGCAAATGAGTTATCAACAAACACTTTGGAAAGAAGTTAAAGACGTTGTTAATTCTAAAATACTAGCTAAAAACAATAGGTTTAAAAAATGGGAGTATGGCTATAACTCTGATTATGATTTTATAGTAATAAGTAAAACAGGTAAAATTGGAAAAATCATTGAAATACAGAATCTCAGGATTGCTCTACCAGCAGCAAATGAACCGTATAAACGAAGCAAAGTCAAAGCGGAACAATATTGGGAAAAGTTTGAATATCCAAAAGAATTACAAAGGATAAAAAGTAGGTTTGACTGGGAAGATCTACCTTTAGACTTTAAAGAAAAATGGTATGATTATATAGACGATGAATTTACTAGACGAGAAGAAGGATTTTGGTTTTATAACAATGGTATTAATACTTACATTACTGGTACTCATTATATGTACTTGCAATGGTCAAAGATCGACGTTGGAGCCCCTGACTTTAGAGAAGCAAACAGACTCTTCTTTATATTTTGGGAAGCATGCAAAGCCGACCAAAGATGTTATGGCATGTGCTACCTTAAAAACAGACGATCTGGATTTTCTTTTATGGCAAGTGCAGAACTTGTCAACCAGGCTACAATATCTTCCGATGCTAGGTTTGGAATACTTTCCAAATCTGGAGCAGATGCCAAAAAAATGTTTACAGATAAAGTTGTACCTATATCAGTTAACTACCCGTTCTTTTTTAAACCCATTCAAGACGGTATGGATCGGCCGAAAACTGAGTTGGCATATCGTGTTCCAGCCGCAAAGCTTACTCGTAGAAAGCTCCAAGAAAATATTAAAGAATTAGATATACAAGGATTAGACACAACGATTGACTGGAAAAACACAGGTGATAACTCTTACGACGGTGAAAAATTAAAAATATTAGCTCACGATGAAAGTGGTAAGTGGGAAAGACCTGATAATATATTAAATAACTGGAGAGTCACAAAAACTACTTTACGTCTTGGTTCTAGAATTGTAGGTAAATGTATGATGGGCTCAACTTCAAATTCTTTAGACAAAGGTGGAGACAACTTTAAAAAAATATACGAAAATTCTAACGTTACTAAAAGAAATAGAAACGGACAAACATCTTCTGGGCTCTATAGCTTGTTCATTCCTATGGAGTGGAACTACGAGGGATTCATGGACACTTATGGATTACCTGTCTTCGTTGGAGGAGAAAATCCAGTCAAAGGAATCGATGGTTACCTTATTACAACAGGAGTTATTGAACACTGGCAAAACGAAGTTGAAGGACTTAAATCAGATCAAGACAGCTTAAACGAATATTACAGACAGTTTCCAAGAACTGAAGCACACGCTTTTAGAGATGAAGCTAAAAATACTTTATTTAATCTAACTAAAATATATCAACAAATAGATTATAATGATGGTATAAACAATGAAGTTTCTGTTACTAAAGGAAGTTTTATGTGGAGCAATGGAGTTAAAGATACTAGAGTTGAATTTATACCAAACAACGATGGAAGATTTTTAATATCATGGGCACCACCAACTTATCTACAAAATAATGTTATTATTAAAAATGGACTTAAATACCCCGGTAACGAACACGTTGGAGCTTTTGGCTGTGACAGTTACGACATTAGCGGTACTGTGGATGGTAAAGGTTCTAATGGATCTTTACACGGATTAACTAAATTCTCTATGGAGGATGCTCCGCCTAACCATTTTTTTTAGAATATATATCAAGGCCACAAACAGCTGAGATATTCTTTGAAGATGTTTTAATGGCTTTAGTATTTTATGGTATGCCTATATTAGCTGAGAATAATAAACCTCGTTTATTGTACTATTTGAAACGTAGAGGGTACAGAGGTTTTAGTATGAACCGGCCAGATAAAATTTGGAATAAGCTTTCAACAACTGAAAAAGAAGTAGGTGGTATACCTAATTCTAGCGAAGATATTAAACAAGCTCATGCTGCTGCAATAGAAAGTTATATTGAAAACTATGTAGGTCAAAAAGCCGATGGCTATGGTGATATGTATTTTTCTAAAACTTTAGAAGATTGGAGTCAGTTTAATATAAATAATAGAACAAAGCATGATGCTTCTATAAGTTCTGGCTTAGCTATTATGGCTTGTAATAAAAATATGTACAAACCAAATCCTGAAAGAAAATATCAACCTATTAGTTTAGGTATTAAAAGATACGATAATGATGGGATTATTTCTAAAATAATAAAATAAATAAATGCAAATTTCTTACAACATGGACAGTTCTTTTCCAGATCAGGTAGTACCAGACGCGGAAAAAGCAACCATTGAATACGGTCTAGCTGTTGGTAGAGCTATAGAAGGTGAATGGTTTAGAAATTATAGATATGGTACAACTGCTCCAGGTTATGCTATTAATTTTAATAATTATAATTTATTAAGACTCTACGCTAGAGGAGAATAACCAGTACAAAAATATAAAGATGAACTAGCTATTAACGGCGACTTAAGCTATTTAAACTTAGACTGGAAACCAGTTCCTGTAGTTTCTAAATTTGTAGATATAGTTGTCAATGGCATGTCTCAAAGAAGTTATGATATAAATGCTTATGCTCAAGACCCTGCTTGTAGTAAAGTAAGAACTGAGTATGCTAGAAATTTAATGGTTGATATTGAAGCTAGAGAATATTTAGAAAGAGCACAACAACTATTAGGCATTACAGCGTTTTCTCAAGATCCTATTAATGCGCCTCAAGATAAAGAAGAATTAGAAGTGCATTTACAAATGGACTTTAAGCAAAGTGTAGAAGTAGCAGAAGAAGAAGTTATAAATAATGTTCTTGATAAAAACAAATTTGACTTAACTAGACAAAGAATAAATTACGACTTAACAGTTTTAGGTATAGGATGTGTAAAAACTACTTGGAATAGATCAGAAGGTGTTGTAGTTGATTATGTAGATCCAGCTGCTTTAGTTTATTCATATAGCAATGATCCAAACTTTGAAGATTTATATTATGTTGGTGAAGTTAAATCTGTATATTTAGCTGATATTAAAAAACAATATCCTAATTTAACTAACGAAGAATTAGAAACTATACAAAAATATCCAGGCAATGCAGAGTATTTAAGAAACTGGAATGGTAGACAAGATGATCAAACTATACAAGTTCTTTACTTTGAATATAAAAGTTACTCAGATCAAGTTTTTAAAATAAAGTATACAGATCAAGGATTACAAAAAGCATTAGAAAAACCAGATACTTTTATGCCACCACCTAATGATGGTTTTGAAAGAGTAAGTAGAACTATTGAAACTCTTTATTCTGGAGCTAAAATATTAGGACATCCTATGATGTTAGACTGGAAACTAGCAGAACACATGACTAGACCAGTAGCTGATACTACTAAAGTTAATTTCAGTTATGCAATATCTGCTCCAAGGATGTACAAAGGTCGTATAGAAAGTTTAGTTAGTAGAATAACAGGTTTTGCAGATATGATACAACTAACGCATTTAAAAATGCAGCAGGTAATGTCTAGAATAGTTCCTGATGGTGTATTTTTAGATATGGATGGTTTAGCAGAAGTAGACCTAGGTAATGGTACTAATTATAATCCAGCTGAAGCATTAAATATGTATTTCCAGACTGGTAGTATAGTTGGTAGATCAATGACTCAAGATGGTGGTATGAACCCAGGTAAAGTTCCAATACAAGAGTTAAGAGCTGGATCAGGCGGTGGTAAAATGCAGAGTTTAATTCAAACTTACCAATATTACTTACAACTTATAAGAGATGTAACCGGGCTAAACGAAGCTAGAGATGGTAGTAATCCTGATAAAAACTCTCTAGTAGGTTTACAAAAGCTAGCTGCAGCAAACTCTAATACTGCCACTAGACATATACTACAGTCAAGTTTATATCTTACTTTAAGAGCTTGTGAAAATATATCATTAAGAGTTGCTGATTCTTTAGAGTTTCCTTTTACTAGAGAAGCTTTAAAGAATAGTATATCTAGTTTTAACACTGCTACCTTAGAAGAATTAATGCAGCAACAAGTTCATGACTTTGGTATTTACATAAGTTTAGAACCTGATGAAGAAGAAAAATCTCAATTAGAACAAAACATACAGATAGCTTTAAAAGGAGGTCAAATAGATTTAGCAGACGCAATAGATATAAGAGAAGTTAGAAACTTAAAATTAGCTAATCAACTTCTTAAGTTTAGAAGAAAGAAAAAAGCAGAAGCAGATCAACAAGCTGCTCAAGCTAATATACAAGCTCAAGCTCAAGCTAATCAGCAAACTACTGAAAAAGCTGCATTAGTAGAAATGCAAAAGCAACAAGCTTTAACTGCAAGTAAAGTTGAAATAGAAAAAGCTAAAACAGAGTTTGATATTCAAAAGATGAACTTGCAAGCTCAAATTGATCAACAAGCTTTACAGTTGAGATATGAGTACGATATGAAATTAGCTAGCATGCAGGTTCAAAGAAATAAAGATAAAGAACAATTTATTGAAGATCGTAAAGATAACAGAACTAAATTACAAGCTACTCAACAAAGCGCTATGATACAGCAGCGCCAAGATAATTTATTACCTACAGATTTTGAAACTCAAGGTAGTAACCAAACCATGGGTAATGATATGCCTATGTAACAACTATTAATTATTATATTATATTATGTCAGAAGAAATAAAAGAAAAACCTATAGTAGACGATACTAAAGAAGGTTTAACAATAAAAAAGAAACCAAAAAAATTAGTGCCTAAAAACACAGAAGATTTAAAGGTTGATTTAACAAAGCCTAAAGAAGATGCCGTTCAAACACAAGAGACAAATGATAGCAATGCTATTGTCGAAGAAAAGAAATACGAGACAAGTAGCGAAAAAGTGGTTGAAGAGGTACGGGCCACCGAAGAAAAAGTAGATACACCTATTGTAGAAGAAATAAAAGAAGAGGTAAAAGAAACTACTAAAGAATTAAAAGAAGCTATAAGAGATGAAAAAGTAACAGGTAAACCTTTACCTGAAAACATCGAAAAACTAGTTTCATTTATGGAAGAAACAGGTGGAACTGTAGAAGACTATGTGAATTTAAATAAAGACTATACTGCTTATGATGAAAAGTCTTTATTAAATGAATATTATAAAAGAATTAAACCACATTTAAATCAAGAGGAAATAAACTTTCTAATGGAAGATAGTTTTTCTTATGATGAAGAAGTGGATGAAGAAAGAACTGTTAAAAAAAGACAGTTACTTTTTAAAGAAGAAATTGCAAAGGCTAAAAGCTTTTTGGAAAGCTCAAAGAGTAAATACTACGAGGAAATCAAGTTGAGACCTGGTGTAACTCAAGAGCAACAAAAAGCATTAGACTTTTTCAATAGATACAACAAAGAACAAGAAATAGCTGCACAGCGTAGAGAAAACTTTAGAAATACTACTAATGAAATTTTTAAAAACGACTTCAAAGGTTTTGAAATTAATGTTGGTGATAAAAGGTTCAGATATAATGTTTCTAATCCTACTGCTGTTGCTGAAAAACAGTCTGACTTAAACACGTTTGTTAAGAAGTTCTTAAATAAAGACGGGGAAGTTGTTGATGCTGTAGGTTATCACAAAGCTATTTACGCTGCTGAAAATGTTGATACCATAGCTAATCATTTTTATGAGCAAGGCAAAGCCGATGCTGTTAAAGATGTGATGGCTAAATCTAAAAATATAACAGAAACTGCAAGGCCACAAGCTGGAAGTGACATTTTTATTAATGGATTAAGGGTAAAAGCAGTTGACGGCGTTGATGCTTCTAAGTTGAAATTTAAAGTAAAACAAAAAAACAACTAAAATTTAAAACATGAGTTTTGTAAATGGCGGGTCTTTCCCCGCGTCAATTGTTCCAGCTCAACAGAGAATGACTCTTCAAGATAACTATCTTGCTTTTGATTCAGCTGCTGGTGGTGGAACTTTCGCACAACAATATCTTCCTGAGCTTTATGAAGCTGAGGTTGAAAGATATGGAAACCGAACTATTGGTGGTTTCTTGAGAATGGTTGGTGCTGAAATGCCAATGACATCTGATCAAGTAATTTGGTCTGAACAAAATAGATTACACGTAGCTTATAAGACAAGTACAGTAGCTAACGTTAATAATGATGCTTCTCATAATGCTGTATTAACACCTAACTTAACAAACACAGGTGGAACTAGACATGCTATTAGAGTTGGGCAAACAGTATTAATGTCTGATGAAGCCACTGGATTAATCGTAGCTAAAGGTGTAGTACAAGCTATTACTAACACTACTTGTAACATTGCTGTTTACGGTGGAAGTTTTAATACTGGTACTGCTGCTGATGGTGTACCTGCTGGATTATTAGGAGCTAGCAACTGTAACGTATTTGTTTACGGTTCTGACTTTGGAAAAGGTTCTGTTGGTATGGAAGGTTCTATCGAGCCATCTTTCACTCAATTTAGCAATTCACCTATTATCTTAAAAGATAACTTTAAAATCAATGGATCTGACACTGCTCAAATCGGTTGGATTGAAGTTGCTACTGAAGAAGGTCAATCAGGATATTTATGGTATTTAAAGTCTGAGTCTGAAACAAGATTAAGATTTGAAGATTACTTAGAAATGGCTATGGTTGAAGGTGAGTTTATGGCTCCTGCAAACCCTACTGTATCTAATGTTCCTTATGATTTTGGTCCTGCTAACGCAGATCAAGACATTAAAGGTACTGAAGGTTTATTCGCTGCTATCGAAGCAAGAGGTAATGTATACTCTGGTTTTGCTGGTGCTGCTGCTCCTGGTTCAGGTGCTTTAGCAGATTTTGATGAAATCCTTAAAAACTTAGATAAGCAAGGTGCTATTGAAGAAAACATGTTATTCTTATCAAGATCTACTGCTCTTGATTTTGACGATATGATTGCTGCTCAAGCTGGTGGAGGTTATGCTTCAACAACTGCTGCTTCATACGGATTATTTGATAATGATGGTGACATGGCTCTTAACTTTGGTTTTTCAGGTTTTAGAAGAGGTTCTTATGACTTCTATAAAACTGACTGGAAATACTTAAACGATGCTTCTACTAGAGGTATGGATAAGGAAATCGATGGTGTATTAGTACCTGCTGGAACTACTACAGTATACGATCAAATGTTAGGATCAAATATCAGACGTCCTTTCTTACACATAAGATATAGAGCTTCTGAAACTGAAGATAGAAGAATGAAGTCTTGGGTAACTGGATCTGTTGGTGGTGCATACACTGACACGCTAGATGCTATGACTGTAAGTTTCTTATCTGAAAGATGTTTAGTAACTCAAGCTGCTAATAACTTCGTGTTATTTAAAGGAGCTTAATTATTGTTTAACATTTAAAAGATAGAAATTATGGGATATGTAAAGTTAAAAAAAGCTGGTACTGCATTTGATGTGTTATCAGGTGAGGGAGTTGCTGATGTTAAAATTGGTGCTTCTGCTAAAGCAGGTAAAATATCTGTACAATATATAGGTGATGTTGCTAATGAAATTCTAATAGAGCCAACTGGTTGGGTCGTTGGAACTGCAAGCACACACTTTGTACAAGCTGATGTTCAAGCTATCGATAAAGCTATTGGTTTAATTGGTGGTGGATCAGGTATTATTGATACTGATGCCTTAACTAAAACAGTTGCTTCTGCAACTTATGCTGCTCTTTAATTAGTGCAAAAATAATAAGATCCCGCTTCGGCGGGGTCTTTATTGATTATTATATTATATTATATTATGGAAACAAAAGAAAAAAAGACTCCAGAGAAAAAAGATAATTGGGAGTATAAAAATAGAACTTATTATTTAACAGGCAGACACAAGCCTTTAACATATACGTTACCTAGTAGACATTCAGGTAGATACCCTTTAGTATGGTTTGATCCAGAAAAAGGTTATGAAAGAGAAATGAGATATGCTAGTAACCAAAAATCAATATTTGTAGACGAACAAAAAGGATCTGTAACTTTAAAACATATTGTATTTGAAGATGGTGTTTTATTTGTTCCAATGCAAAAAAGAAATTTACAAGAGTTTTTAGAAAAGCATCCTCATAAAAATGTTATATTTGAAGAGTATGACAAAGTAGAAGAAGCTGAGGATCAGTATGATGCTATAGAACTAGAAATACAAGCTTTAAATTTAGCTTATGAAATGGATGTTGATCAAGCTGAAGCTATATTAAGAGTTGAGCTTGGTTCTAATGTATCTACAATGAGTTCTAAGGAGCTTAAAAGAGATCTATTAGTTTTTGCTAAAAGAAACTCTAAACTGTTCTTAGATTTAGCTAATGATGAAAATGTTGAACTAAGAAACTTTGGTATTAAAGCTGTTGAAGCTAAAATCTTAGACTTAGCACCTGATGGTAGAACAATTAGATGGGCTAGTAATAAGAAAAAGCTTATGACAGTTCCATTTGAAGAAAACACTTATTCAGCATTAGCTGCTTGGTTTAAAACTGATGAAGGACTTGAAGTGTACAAGTCTGTACAGAAAAAACTAAAATAACAAGTGATTATAAATAAGGGTGGTTTACGCCACCCTTTTTTTTTAAATATATAAATATGGAATTAAACGTAAATACTGTTTATACAACGGTGTTAAGTATTCTTAATAAAGAGCAAAGAGGATATATGACACCAGATGAATTTAACAAAGTTGCAACTCAAGTACAATTACAAATATTTGAAAGCTTTTTTGATGATCTAAACCAGTTTTTACGAATGCCAAAAACTGACGAAGAATTTGCTAGTAGAGTAAACCATATAGAAGAAGAAATACAAAACTTTGAAGAATATAAATCTGCATCTAGCCATACTAATGGTACATATGGTTTTCCTCAAGATTCTAATAATAAAAACGAAGTATATAGGTTAGGATCTGTTTACTTTAACGCTGTGCCTGGTACTCCACAAATAGAACTAGTAAATAGAAAAGAGTACAAACAACAACTAATGTCTCCACTTACTCAGCCGAGTAAAAAATTTCCAATAGCCATACTAAAAGGCGATGCTGTAGAAGTATTCCCTAAAGTTACTACATTTAATCCTGTAAGATCTACAAATGCTGATGATGTTAAATTTAGTTACATTAGAAAACCTAAAGATGTAAGATGGGGCTATACAATAGGTAGTTTAAATCAATATCTATATGATGCTACTGTATACAATCCAGCTACTTCTGTAGGTGGTGCTGGGTCTACTCAATTTGAGATAGACTCTTCTCAACAAACACAAGTTATATTAGAAATATTAAAATACTCGGGTGTAATAATAAGAGATCCACAAATAGTTCAAGCTGCTCAGCAAGAATTAATCCAAGAAGAAGCTAACGAAAAAAGATAAAATATGTCTACACTAACTAATTATGAAAATCCAGGTTTAATTAAACAAACTAATTCAGAATATTATGCTGGAAAAGTTACTGTAGTTGGTAGTGGAATTACTCCTCAAAATATTAATTGGCCAACTAACTTAACTCCATTAATATGGACTGATCTTCCAACGGCAGCAACTCAAAAGTCTGTAAACAATTATGATGTATACATAGATAACGTTTTACAAACGCCAGGTGTTGCAAACTATATAAGTGATCAAGTTACTACTACTTTAACTAACGCTAATGATCCCGCTACGTCTGCTCAAACAGTAACAATAGCTTTTACTGGAGGTGTACCTAATACCTCTTTAATAAGTATACAGTTAAGACAAGAGTCAATATGGGATAATTATAAAAATTATCAATACTCTACATTAAGTGATATTGTTGCTAATTTTATGATGTCTTATGTAGGGACTGATAGAATAATCAAAAGAGCTAGAAGATCAGAAATTATATTCCATGCTAAAAGAGGTTTACAAGAATTTAGTTATGATACGTTAAGATCTGTTAACACTCAAGAGTTAACTATACCTGCTAATTTAAGTTTACCTTTACCACAAGACTACGTTAACTATGTTCAGTTATCTTATGTAGATGGTTTAGGTGTAAAACATATTATATATCCTACTACTTTAACTAGTAACCCTACAGCTCCATTAATACAAGACGATCAAGGTGTTCCTACACAAGATCAATATGGTAATAATATTGAATCTCAACAATCTATAACCAATGAAAACTGGAGAAATGCAAATCAAAGAAATTTAAATGGTACTAATTTTGAAAATGACGATGCTAATGTTTATAATTGGCAATGGTGGAAAACAGCATTTGGTCAAAGATATGGATTAGACCCTGCAATTACTCAAACTAACGGCTGGTTTACTATAGATCAAAGAAGAGGTGTATTTGCTTTTAGTGGTAATCTTCAAGGTAGGTTAATAACATTAGAATATATATCAGATGGACTAGGTTACAGTGAAGATAGTAGAGTTCCTAAGATGGCAGAAGAAGCTTTATATATGTATATAATGTATAATATTATATCTACAAGATCTAATATACCTGAATATATTATAAATAGATATAGAAAAGAAAAGTCTGCTAAATTAAGAAATGCTAAAATAAGATTATCAAATATTAAATTGTCAGAATTTACTCAAGTAATGAGAGGTAAATCTAAATGGATTAAAAGTTAAATATGGCTGAAGTTAAAAATACTTTTTTACAGTCTAAAATGAATAAGGACCTAGATGCTAGGTTACTTCCAAATGGACAGTATAGAAATGCTCAAAATATTAATATCAATAAATCTGAAGGCCCAGATGCTGGTGCTATAGAAAATATTATTAGTAATTTGTATATTACTAATTTTGGTATTGCAGATAGAACTGCCGAAGTTATTGGTAGTTATTTTGATGAAGTTAACGAAAGAATATATGTTTTTATAACTAACTACAATGATACATCTATTGATCTTTTATCTAATAATAGTGCTAATTTAAATAATACAGATATTAGCTCTAGTAGTATAGATGTTTCTTCATGTTTAGCTTATTATGATTTTGCAAGTGGAGATACTGAAATACTGCTGTATGGTTCTTGGTTAAATTTCTCTAAAACACATCCTATAGTAAATATTAATTTAATAGAAAATTTATTGTTTTTCACGGATAATAGAAACCAACCAAGAAAAATAAATGTAGATAAAGCTATTGATAACCCTTATGATTTAACTGTTTTACCATCTTATAATAATCCTTATTATACTAATGAAGATCAAATATCTGTAGCAAAATATTATCCTTATAACCCTATAGCGTTAGTTGGAGTTGAAGAAGTATTAAGTTTAAATCAAACAGTAGCCGGATCAGGATATACAGTAGGTGCTACTTTAAATGCTCAAACTATAACTGGCTCAGGAGCAGGTTTAACATTAATAATTACAAGTTCAAATGGAAATGCTACAATAGGTAATGTTGGGTCTAATTACGTTAGTGGAGATATAGTACAAGCTCCTTTAACTTTTGGACAACCTAGTCCAGCTGCAAGATACACGGTGGTAGTTGGTTCAATTGCAGGCATGCAAGATGTAACTTCTGAGCTATTACCTCAAGCTGAAACAGCTACTGTAACTAACGGCGGTACTTATGGTATTGGTGCTAACATTGCTGTTACTAGTAGTGGAAGTAACGATTTTGTAAATTGGGTAGGTTCTACTATAAAATTAAAAGAATCTAGTGGTGTTCCAAGTATTCCTGATGGAACTAGAGTTACATCAATTACTAGTACTGGAGGATTAAATTATAATATAGTATTAACTAAAGAAGTGATTCTTATTGCTAGTGATCAAATATATTTAGGC